CCCTTATTTTTAGAACACGCTACAGCAGAGCTTGCGCTTGATCTTCTAGGCGAAGATTCCAGCAAAACAGACTCCCAGTCTATGGCCTTGCTCAAGAAAGCCAAGCTGGGGTCATTGGAGGCTGAGTGGGCGGTTCAGGAGTCTGCGTCTAAGGTCACAATCCAGGCAGATGTGAGAGCGTTGATTAGTTTTTATTTGGTTACTCAAGGCAAGCGAATACTGAGGTCGTAATGGGACTAAAAGAGACGTTTCAAACGCTTGCCGACCAATTATTCCAGGTCTTCTCTGACTTTGTAAAAACCGTAGATTATTCCCAGTTTGTTAGCGGGGCATACGACCCAGCGACAGGTAAGTCTGGCAATTATGGATCGGCATCTAGTGTAGAGATTGTGCTCACCTCATACCGCGCTGACCAGATTGACGGAACGGTAATACAGGCGAGCGACAAGATTGTCCTTATGCGTAATCCTGCGTTCACCCCATCCACATCAGATAAATTTGTTCAAGACGATGACACCTGGAATGTGATTCATGCCGATGATGGTGGATCTGATGGCATTTTGTGGACATTGCAGGCTAGGCGATGAGTTGGAGCAATAAGCCCACAAATTTCACTGACGAAGTTGCCAGGGATCACAGGCTTATCACCATTAAAATCGCGCTGGACATTGATCAGCGGCTGGTGCTCAAGACCCCTGTTGATGAGGGTACAGCTAGAGCTAACTGGATAGCTTCGCTGGGGGCGGCAATTTTTACCCCAATTGAATCATCCGATAAAGGCGGCGGGACAACTATTGCTAAAGCGGCTTCTGTCTTTGGGGCCGCCCCTAATTATCCGGTTCTATATATCACCAACAACATGCCTTACATACGAAAACTGAACGATGGGTCTTCCATTCAAGCGCCTAAAAACTTCTTTGAACAATCGGTAGCTGAAATAACAGATGTCCTCTGAATCATTGCGAAAAACCCTTGAGACCACGATGTCTTTAGGGTGGACAGCCACGCCTGTCCAATATGAAAACAGTCCCTTTACCAAGCCGTCCGATGAGTGGGTCAGGCTCACTGTTATCGAGGGAGGAGGGCGCACTTCTGGCGGTGGATCGACCGTATGCGTCAGAGATTCCGGTCTGGTTTCACTTCAAATATTTGTACCTGAGAACGAAGGTACAGCGACATCAAACGCCCTGAAAGACACCTTTAAAGCTTTATTTGAACACAAGCGCATCACCGACCTGGATGGTGGGCGAGACATCAAAACCTATTCAGCCTCAGTGATCCCTGTAGGGGTATCGAGCGGCTGGCACCAAACCAATATAACAATCCCTTACAGGAGAGACCGCAATGTCTGAAGCGAACCGCGTCAGCGTAAAATACATCCCAGAAGCCACTTATGGCACAACCCCGACGGGTACAGCCTCAGTGTGGCAGACGTTACGTTTTACGTCTGAAAACCTATCTGGCAAGCCGCGAACCCAAGAGTCAAATGAAATCAATTCCAACCGGCAGATTTCCGATCTGTTTGTCGTTGGGCAAGATGTCGATGGCACCATTGATATTGAATGGTCAGCTGATACCTATGACGAGCTGATGGGTCATGCAATGTCGGGCACCCCATCTGGTGGGGTATACAAGATTGGCACCAACCGAGACTCTCAATCCTTTGAGGTGGGCTTTGAAGACTTCTCTCCCGTTCAATTCTTACAGTTTAAAGGGATGAGAATCAGTCAGTGGGATATGAATTTCGAGTTCGGCCAGCCTGCAACGGGCAGCTTTGCCTTTGCAGGCAACTTCGCTGGCGACAGCACTACCTCTTTGGTAGGTGCGGGTTCCACTACAGCGGCAACGACTACTGATGTTATGAACGCCACTTCTGACGTATCGAATATGCAGATTGATGGAGCGGGTACCTCCATTTGCTTTCAAAGCATTAATTTTAGCCTGAATAACAACCTACGACCCAAAGAGTGTATCGGTTCGGCGGCTCCGAGCGATCAGCTTTATGGCTCTGCGTCTATTACAGGCTCAGTGAATGCGTATTTTGAGGACATTAGCTTCTATAACAAGCTGATCAACAATACTGCGATTTCCCTGTCTTGGGATGTGTCAGATGGCAGCACTACTTATACATTCTTCTTACCGAAAATCAAATTCTCGTCCGGCTCTCCCGATGCAACAGGGAAGGACACGGATGTCTTTTTAAATATGGACTTCACAGCACTTTATGATGCGACAGAAGCCTCAACAATGACAGTAACTAAGGTTTAATTGATGGATATTCACAGCTTAAAAACAGACGAAGCTAAAGCAGAGGAGGGGATTAAAGTCCCCCTCAGTAAAGACTGCTGGATTCAAGTAAGGCGCAAGGGTTGCGGCACGTTTCAGAAGTGTTATGAGCGCAATCAAAAGCCCTATGCGATACAAATTCGCAAGAAACAATTGGACGACGAAACTGCTTCTCGCATTTTGTGGGAGTCGGTAGCTGAAGGGTTAATTGTTGGTTGGGATGGATTCAAGGAAGACGGCAAGCCCTTAAAGTTCTCCGTTGAGAACGCCAAGCGGTTTCTTTGTGACGACTCCTTTGCTGAGCTTCGGGATATTGTTCTCGATGCGGCAGGTGATCTGGATAGTTTTAGGGCTGAAGTGGTTGAGGACGGCGAAAAAAACTAACCGACTGGGTAAAGTGGCAGGTTGATTTGTCGGCGAAGATTGGTGATGACCCTGGCGGGAAAAAACTGGCCTTCTTACAGTCAATGGTTTCTCAGGGGCGAAAAGTTCCTATGCTGGAAGCCGAAACCGAACTTTATCCAGACCTCTTCTATGTATGGCAAACCTACCTAGATTTGTCATCCTCACGAAATACAAACGGGGCTATCCCCGCTTCTGAAGTGATCATCTATAACAACCATTTTGATGTTTGCGATACCCGCGACCTACTCCGATATGTCCGAGCTATGGATGCTGTGGTTAATCGAAAAACGTCTGAATAAGGCTCCCAATGGAAACCAGTTTATCCGTCAAAATTGATGGCCGCAGGGCTGTGTCTGAAGCTAATAAGCTGGACAGAAGTCTCGACAAGATGGAAAAGAGTGGCAATAGAGCCGCTAACTCCACGGTCAATCTACAGCGAAAATTAGGATTGCTCACAGGCACCCTCACGGGCGTTGTGGCGGCACTGGGTGTTAGGGAGTTGGTGCGTTATGCCGACACCTGGACTGAGATTAACACTCGCTTGGGTCTGGTGACAGACTCAACATCAGAATTGGTGGAGGTTCAAGAGAAGCTGTTCTCTGTGTCACAGGAAACTCGTTCAAGTTTCGAGGCGAACGCCATCCTGTATTCAAGAATGGATCTTGCGACAGAGAAGCTCGGCATCTCCCAAGGCGACCTAATTAAGGTCACTAAAACCTTGAACCAACAAATTCTCTTAGGCGGCTCTAATGCCTCGGAAGCCAGTGCTGGTTTAATCCAGTTGTCACAGGGCTTGGCGGCTAACCGGCTTCAGGGCGATGAATTGCGCTCCGTGATGGAAAACCTGCTTGGCGTTTCTGGCGGGCTGATAGAAGGCTTTAAGAAATTACGGGAAAAAGGTCAGATTGATTTTGATGTGACCCGTGAAAACGTTCGAGATCTAGCGGCAGACGGTGTTTTGTCTGCTGATCTCTTACTGAAAGCTTTATTGGAGGTGGCGGATAGCACAGATCAAGCCTTTGGCGGTGTTGCGTTGACTGTGGGCCAGTCTGTGACGCTTTTAGATAATTCCATAGGTCGATTAATTGGCGTGAGTGACAGCGTAGAAGGCTTGTCAGGTTCTTTAGCTTCGAGTATTCAGAGCTTTTCCCAGACTATCGACCAGTTCACCACAGAAGAAATTGAAGAGGGGTTAGACGCGATAGGCGTTGCGGCGAAAATCGCGGCTGTCGTTATTGCAGGAAGATTGGGCGGCGCACTGATTGGTAGTGCTGCTCAGATTCTAGCGCTGGGGTTGGCTTCAACGAAGACCGCGATTCAAATGAATGCGCTAGGGGTAGTTGTTGGGCGAACCACACTAGCTACACGAGCAGCGACGGCATCAGT